CGCAACATACCCAACCTTACCAACATACCCAAGAAAAGACACTCGCACTACTCGCGTCGGCAGGCGGGGCTACCCCCAGCTCCCGTTGATTACGGTGACCATGTATTCAACGGTGAGCCTCGCCTCCGACTAGTACCGGTGCGGCCGTTCTTTCCGACGGTGCCGTTTAGTCAAGTGGAGGCTCCCGCGACCGACAAGGAGCCTCTTGCACCGGTCGATCAACTTGGCCCGGTTCTTTCGCAGCAAGTCCCGGTCGTTACAGGCAATGACATGTTCAGCATGTTGGCCGCTTTCAACAAGCGGTGCAACTACGTCAGTAACGAGTCTGTTGATCCAGAAATTGTGAAGTCGGCAAAATCCTTAGCCGACCTCGTCTTCCCGCAGGTTAAACCTTTCGGATGGTCCGAGGACATCTACGAGAGGTGGATTGCAAAGTTTCGAGTTGAGAAGCAGCTTCGTATGCGCGCTGCTCTCCTCAACCTGCACGATGTGGACTTCCGCTCCCTTAACACCAAGAGCTTGATGGTGAAGGGAGAAGTGCTTCTAAAACGGAATGACCCATCATGGGCTCCGCGGGTTATATATGTCGGCACGGACGAGTACAACGTCCTTACCGGCCCTCTTATGGATGAGTTTAATAAGAGGCTCAAGACCGCGTTAGACGAGTTCAGATGCCCTGAGTTTACTGTGAAGTTTGCCTACACCGAACCCGACACCTCCATCGCCCAGTTCATGGATGGTTGCGACAGGTACTATGAAGGTGATTTTAGTGCAAACGACCGAAGCCAGCTCAGGGAGGTAGTTCTGATCTTTGCGCACTGGTTAAAGAGGTCGGGAGCACCTATGTGGTTTGTGCGTTTTTACTTGAAAAATTCCTTGAGTTTTGTTGTCCAGTCTCGCGAATATGGGATCCGTGCTGAACTGAAGCATCAGTTGGCTACCGGTGGTACGGATACAACTGGTCGCAACACTGTTTGGAATCTTTCCTTGTGGTACTCTTTCTGCAAGTCGCTCGGAGTAAAGCGTACAAAGGTAGCCGTCTTGGGCGACGATATCGCCGCAGGCACGGATTACCGTGGCATACCCCTCAAGTTGTGGGTGTCGCATTGTCTTAAGGCCGGAATGACTCTTAAGGCCTTTGAAAAGCGTTATCTTTGCGACCTTACTTTCTTGTCACGGTTCTTTTATGGCAGTGGGGAATCAGCCTTCATGATACCTCTTATCGGGAAAGCTCTTTGCAGGTTCAATGCAAGGGCCAACCGAAATCAGGATATCTCTGACAACGTTTATATGGCTGGCAAGGCACTGTCATATGCCTACGAGTTTCGTCACGTGGCTTACCTTCGTGATAAATTTCTCCAACGGTTCAAGCTCACTGGTGTCGATGTAGGAGAGCTGCGTCTTTTGGATTTGACTTGGTTTAGCCGCCAATCAGTCCATTCTGCGTCCGCGGTCCATAGCAGCATCCTTAACGAACAACTCGTCATCGACGACTCCGAATTCCTAGATATTATCATGGCCAAATACGACATAGGTCTCTATGACATGGATGATCTTTGCGACAGACTTATCTTAGATGACCGAGCCTACGTCTTCCAAGATGAGAGGTACTACCTTCTCGCCCATGAAGTTGAGTAGGACCTGATAGCTTGGTCCCCTTTAAGGACCCGGTGTGGGAGATACTGGAGCCCACGGC